ATTCTCTGAATTCATTTTCAGAGTTTATTCAAGATTGGGCTGACGTTCATTCTTCCGAGGATCTCCCCGATCCTACATTCAAACCTACGAATCGCAGCTCCATTGAGACAACCCGAAAAAGCGGTGGTCAGGCAGGCTTATATGATACGTTGATTAAATATCAACATATCAGAATAAGACTTGGCTATACCTCCGTTCCGGATCAATGGTGCTCAGAATCTCCTCTGACAGACATGGTCACCCATATGGATGAAATGGCTTTTGCAGAAGAGGACTGGTGCAATTGTATGAATGACAAGCAAGAGTATTGTCATTTACACTCGTGGGCTTCAAAGTCTAAAGTTCCTTTTCTAAAGAAGAGTTTGACAAATCATAAGCTTCCACCTCCTGAGATTACATCTCAGAAAGATTGGACGCTTGCGAATGGTCGCTTTAGACTTTTGGTGGCAGCATGCTGGAATCTAATTAAGCTGTTTCCCGATAATCCAATATTGATATTGGTATTAAAGGAACGTGGTGGGAAGTTTCGACTTCCGACTAAAAGCTTAATTGGTGTCCAGGTGCTAGGTGGTTTATTGAGAAGTAGGGTTAATAGCCTTATGGCCCGAGATAGTAGAATTCGAGGCTCTTTAACGAGCTCTGAATTCAAAATCTTAGACCAATCTTACAATCGATTATATCGATCGCAAGATCTCTCATTTGCCACAGATATGTATGAGTTCTCTACGATCAGGACACTTTATATATCTCTTGAGAAGAAGGGAGTCTTTAAGGGACTCCCCTTTTTCTGGGATTATATAAATTGGATTTATCCTGAGCATGGTCGGGACATTTATGTTTCGGGGGAATTGATTGGACATTTTTCTTTTCAATTCAAACTAGACATAAGTGTCGTTGACTCCTTTTGGAACGACTTATTTTCCTCAATGTCGAAAATTATGATAAGAGCAGGTATTACACCTGCTCTTCCAGAATTTCCAACGATGAAGAAGTTTATAAGTCTAAACAAGAGGAAGAGTCATACGTATTCTCCGCAAGAAGTTTACGCTCTCTCGTTACTGGTACGACGTTTCGAAGCCGAATATAGGGAATTTCTTAACAAAAAGATTTTCTTTAGATTTGTCGGCGTTCAAAAACGCGGTCCATGTATGGGAGAGCCACTTTCTTGGCCTATTCTACCATTAGTTACTATCTATGGGTATGATACAACTCATCATCACAGGGGTGATTTAATCACATGTGGTGATGATGCTGTATTTAAAACCGATAGAGTTCGTAATGAGATGTATAATCAACGGATTTTGAGTCTTGGAGCCAGTATTAACTGGTCTAAAGATTCATTACATCCGAGTAAATACATCTTTGTAGAGAGGCTGTTCGATGCCGGTAAACCAGTAGGCGTTATGCCTTTTGCACCTGGTTTTGCCGTTCCTTCGATGAAACAAGAACAGACATACTATACAGTATGTCCGTCATTGATTAATCTTGGAAAATTGCATCGAACTAGTTATTCAATCGTAAGAAGAATTGCGAGACGTTCTCGATTCACTGGGGAGATTTCTCTCTTCAATGAAAAGATACCTATTCGTAACTTTCCTCACGAACTCGGAGGAGTTAGTTATCCAAACTCTGACATTAACATGTCCTGGTTACGGATAATTGCCTCCTACGCGAATAACTATACCAACGACGATCTTCTCAAGGGGAAATCTTTACTATGGTCCAGACGGATATTACAACCCGTCCGGCTCAATAGTGATTTCCTTAAGGAACTCTTGCTTATGCAAGGTCCCAACCCTGAGAATTATCAATGGACGTTGGATAAAGCATGGGAACTGAAAAGCCAGTCAGTCTACGGACTGGCGGCATTGACAGGATCCATGCCCTTGAGTATGGACTTAAGAAGACCTGGTATTTTAAACCGGGTCTGGGAAATTAAATCTACACTCAGTAAATCGGAAAGGCTTTCTGGTCCAGTTTCTTTAAACGAGACTCGAGAGAAGATGAAAGATGGATTAAACCCCATAATTCATTGTTTCCGACCAGTTCTAGGAGATAGCTTCCCTCTTCAGATAATAACTAATTACGATGTTCTTCACGAAAATCGTAATTTTGTAGTTCAATTATCTAAGAGAGACGATGATATCGTCCTGAACTACGACGCACATGGATGCGCCGTGCCGATTGCTGACTACGATTTGTAGTCAAGTCCCCGGCGAGACCACTTGGTCTTGGG